TTTATTAAACAACGACTTGACACTGGAGGAATGAAATGAGTGCTACGGTTGAACCAACGGTACAGTGGTCCCAAGATCAGATGGTTGAGGTGCTCCTCAATGAACCTGATGACTTTTTGAAGGTACGTGAGACTTTGACTCGTATTGGAGTTGCCTCACGGAAAGAGAAGAAACTTTATCAGTCCTGCCATATCTTGCATAAGCAAGGCAGATACTTTATTGTTCACTTTAAAGAACTGTTTGCCCTGGATGGTAAACATGCTAATCTTACGGTGAATGATGTCCAACGTCGTAATCGTATTACTCGTCTGCTTTCCGACTGGGGATTGATTTCTATTGTCAAAGAAGAATCTGTTGCTGATATTGCTCCTTTGAATCAAATCAAAGTTCTTGCTTACAAAGATAAGTCTGAGTGGGTTTTAGAGCAGAAGTATAATATCGGTAAGAAAGGAAAGACCCAGGAAACCGAATAAATAAGAATGCGATCTTTCGTGCGGTCGCTTCAAAAGTCGGAAACCCCTAAAAGGAGGTACGGTTCTTACCGTATCTCCTTTTTTCGTTCTGTGATTAAATAGTATTGGATGCCTTCGGGGTCCACACAACACAAACTCGCTTTTAAAGGAGCTAAGAAAAATGACGAATCTCGCACGTTATACGGCGACAGATCTTCCTGCGCTTATTGATCGTATAAATAAGTACAGTATAGGAATGGATGAAACCTTCGATCGACTGTTTAAGCAGCACGAAACATCATCGAATTATCCGCCATACAACCTAATTCAGGTCAACAATACGGAATCCAGGCTTGAGTTAGCACTCGCAGGATTTAAAAAGGAAGAAATCAATGTCTACACACAAGACGGAAAACTTTTTGTCGAAGGACAAAAGGAACCAGATGACACAGGCACAACTTATCTCCATAGGGGAGTGGCTCAAAGAAGTTTCACGAGAGCATGGACCCTCAGCGACGAAACGGAAGTTGGATCAGTTACTTTTGAGGATGGGTTACTAAACATTATTTTAGCTAGAGTTGTCCCAGATCACCATAAGCGTAAGGATTACTTATAAATAATCCTGAATATCGTCGTCGCTGACGCCGAGGGGCAACTGGCAAAATCCAGTTGACGCCCCTCTTTTTTCTTGCTAAAATAATGAAAAAGAGAACTGTATGACTAAAAGACAATTTGTGGATAGTAAAGGCAACACTTGGGAATGGGAAGAAACTGAAGAGGTCAAAGAGGCAGTAGCAAAACTGCATCAAACCATTAGTGAACTTGAAAAAACTGCACCGGATTATGGAGTTGGAAAATGACCATTAAACTCTTACTTTTGAAATCTGGTGAAGACATCATTGCTGATGTTTCGGAAATGAATGTCGGTCAAGAAGATAATCCTAGAGTTGTTGGATATTTTCTAGATAAACCATGCATCATTAAAATGGGTAATCCTAACATTTTGACTGATGATCCAGAATCAACACTCAAAAAAAGTGGATTTGAAGTTACACTTTTCCCATGGATTCCATTATCTGCAGAGAAAAATATTCCTATCCCTGCTGATTGGTTGGTTACTATGGTAGAACCAACTGCTAAACTCAAAGAAATGTACATCGAAGACGTAGTAAACAATGACAAACAAAACAACCCTGCCGATCAAAGTAGTATCGACGATGGACGGACTGGTGATGATCAGTCAGATTGAAGAAGTTGGTGCCGATGTTGGAGAACCAGATTGTAAACTGGTTAAACCATTTCAAGCATCACCTGATGGTACGCTCAATCCACTCTTGTGGGAGTATACCGATGATCAAGAATTCATGATTAGTTCTGATAAAATTTTTACGATTTCGGAACCTAGAGAATTTCTTCTTGGCAAATATAAAGAACTTATTGAATAATGGCACTATCAACAAAAACACTTGAGCATTTGTTAGAATCAGAATCTCATCTGAGGACAGCAATCAAGTATGCTGCAGTAAATGAAAAACCGATGGTTGTAAAGCAACTATCAGATATTCTTCATTCCATGGAACAATGCAAGAAGATTGATGAAATCATGGATATGTTGGAAAATAGAGACCATGGAAGTAGTGGTATGTTTGGTTCTTTTTTTAATGATGACGACGAATGAAGTTTTACACTAATGTTCAACTAATTGGCAATCAAGTTTTAGTTCGTGGAGTAGAAAATGGTAGAAGGTTTGAATTCAGAGATGAATTTTTTCCTACGTTATATGTGAAGAGTAAGAAGAATGCCAAATATAGAACATTGAGTGGAGACTCTGTAGAAGAAGTTCATCCAGGCACAGTACGCGATTGTAGAGAATTCTACAAAAAGTATGAAGGTGTTGATGGATTTGAGATCTATGGAAACGATAGGTATATCTATCAGTATATTTCTGAGAAGTATCCTGAAGATGAAATCAAGTTTGACATCAGTCAGATCAAATTAGTAACTCTTGATATTGAGACCACTGCTGAATACGGATTCCCTGATGTTGAATCTGCTCAGGAAGAAATTCTTGCGATTACAATTCAGGATTACACCACCAAGCAGATTACTACTTGGGGAGTCAAATCTTTTGCAAATAAGCAAGAGAATGTCACGTATCATCATTGTCATACTGAGCATGAACTTCTGAGCAACTTCATCAACTATTGGATGCAGGATGTACCTGACGTGGTGACTGGTTGGAATATCCAACTGTTCGATATTCCATACATCTGTAAGCGCCTCAACAGGGTGCTTGGAGAGAAGTTGATGAAACGATTCTCCAACTGGGGTCTTGTAACTGAAGGTAAAATCTTTATTCAAGGACGTGAGCATGTCACCTTTGATGTTGGTGGATTGACTCAACTTGATTATCTCGATCTGTATAAAAAGTTTACTTATAAGGCACAGGAATCTTATCGTCTTGACTACATAGCTGAGGTGGAGTTGGGTCAGAAAAAACTGGACCACTCTGAGTTCGATACTTTCAAAGATTTCTACACTAAAGGATGGCAGAAGTTTATTGAATATAACATCGTTGACGTAGAACTTGTTGACCGTTTGGAAGACAAGATGAAACTCATTGAACTTGCATTGACTATGGCATATGACGCCAAGGTCAACTATGCGGATGTATTCTATCAGGTCCGTATGTGGGACAATATCATTTACAATTATTTGAAGAAGAGAGATATTGTTATTCCACCAAAAGAACGTTCTGATAAAAATGAGAAGTATGCGGGGGCATATGTCAAAGAACCGATTCCAGGAAAGTATGATTGGGTGGTTAGTTTTGACCTTAATAGTCTCTATCCCCATCTTATTATGCAGTACAATATCTCACCAGAGACCTTACTCGACGAACGACACCCAACGTCAACAGTTGATAAGATCCTTAATGAGGAAATAAACTTTGAGTTGTATAAGGACAATGCGATTTGTGCCAATGGTGCGATGTATCGTAAAGATGTTCGTGGATTCTTACCTGAATTGATGGAGAAAATGTATGGAGATCGTGTTGTCTTCAAAAAGCGAATGCTTGCTGCCAAGCAGCAGTATGAGAAGACGCCTACTAAAGCACTTGAGAAAGAAATCGCACGTTGTAACAACATTCAAATGGCGAAGAAGATTTCTCTTAACTCTGCTTATGGTGCTATTGGTAATCAATACTTCAGGTATTACAAACTAGCAAACGCAGAAGCTATTACTTTGTCTGGTCAGGTCTCGATTCGCTGGATCGAGAACAAAATGAATGAATATCTAAATAATCTTTTGCAAACTGAGGCGGAGGATTATGTCATTGCATCTGACACTGACTCAATTTATCTTAATCTTGGACCTCTTGTTAATAAATTTTTTAGTGCTAAGTCTGGCAACAAAACAGCAATTGTGGAGATACTTGACAAGATCTGCCAAGAGAAATTCGAACCTTTTATTGAACGTTCATATCAAGAACTTGCGGATTATGTTTCGGCATATGACCAGAAGATGAGCATGAAGCGAGAGAACATCGCTGACCGTGGCATCTGGACTGCAAAGAAGCGATATATTCTCAATGTGTGGAATAGCGAAGGTGTTCAATATATTGAACCAAAATTGAAAGTAATGGGCATTGAATCAGTAAAGTCATCTACACCTGCACCTTGCAGAAAAATGCTTAAAGATGCATTTAATCTCTTGATGACAGCAACTGAAGATGATGTTATTGATTATATTGAAAAATGTCGCAAAGAGTTTAAATCTCTTCCACCAGAGCAAATTTCATTTCCTCGTTCTGTTTCTGATGTTCAGAAGTATAAATCTTCTTCTAACATTTATGCTAAAGGTACACCAATTCATGCCCGTGGCGCACTTTTGTTCAATCATTATATTAAAGAGAAAAAACTTACAAATAAGTATTCCTTAATTCAAAATGGAGAAAAGATTAAATTTTGTTATTTGAAAAAACCAAATATCATTCATGAAAATGTAATTTCATTCATCCAAGACTTTCCAACAGAACTTGGTCTTGACAAGTACATTGATTATGATCTACAATTTGAGAAAAGTTTTGTGGAACCACTTAAGGCAATCTTGGATGCTATTGGATGGAGTGTTGAGAAAACTGTAAACTTAGAACTATTTTTTGGATAATGGAACTTCCTATTAACGACAAAGAACTATCTACTATTGTAAGTGCTCTTCGCCTGGGTGGTGACGCAGCACTTTATCAAAAACTGACTAGAATTAAAGAGATTCGTGACGCCAATCCTGGTGGTCCTTACAAAAAAATTGCCCGCGAAGAATTTGGATTTGTAATTTAATTATGGATTTTTTAAAAGAGATTGTAAAAGAGATCGGAGATGACTACACAAGACTCGCAAAAGACATCGACGACACTGAAAAATATGTTGATACGGGTTCGTACATTTTTAACGGACTTGTATCAGGTAGTATTTTTGGTGGTGTATCTGGGAATAAGATTACTGCCATTGCTGGGGAGTCTTCTACTGGC